TTTGCAGGAAAATATGTTTCTGCGGCTCTTCTAAGTGGTTCAACTTTGGCAAATGATTTAATCACTATCAAGCCAAACGTAAAATTCAAAGAAGTGATGAAAAAAGTAGCGACTGATGATATCGTTGCTAACGGATCTTGCGACTTTGCTGCAACATCTACCTTAACTTTAACTGAAAGAATCCTTCAACCTGAAGAGTTCCAAGTAAACCTACAATTGTGTAAGAAAGATTTCGTATCTGACTGGGAAGCAATTTCTATGGGGTATTCAGCTTTTTCTGACCTACCATCTAGCTTTAGCGATTTCTTAATTGCTCACGTTGCAGGTAAAGTTGCACAAAAAACTGAAAACACAATCTGGGCTGGTACAAATGCTACCGCTGGAGAATTTGATGGTTTCCTTACTACTCTAGCAGCAGATGGGGATGTTAATGATGTAGGCGCAGGAGCGGCTGTTACCGCTGCGAATGTTGTTGAAAAAATTGGCTTGACAGTTGATGCAATTCCTTCTACTGTTTACGGTTCAGAAGACTTGACTATCTATGTTGCTCCAAACGTATACAGAGCTTATGTAAGAGCATTAGGAGGCTTCGCTACAAACGTAGGAGCTGCTGGTACAGACAACAAAGGAACACAATGGTTTAACGGTGGAGCACTTACATTTGATGGTATCAATGTTGCTTTAGGGCAAGGTATGACATCAAACACTATGGTAGCCGCTGAAAAAAGCAACTTATTCTTTGGAACTGGCTTACTTTCAGATTCTCAAGAAGTGAAAGTTATTGATATGGCTGACATCGATGGTTCTCAGAATGTAAGAATCGTTATGAGATACACTGCTGGAATACAGCACGCAATCGGTTCAGACATCGTTCTTTACTCGTAGTAAATAAATAAACTAACTTAAAGGGTGGGTGAGCCAATGAGCCTACTCACCCTTTTTTAATACAAAAAAACAGATGGCTTGCGATTTAACACTTGGTAGAAAAGAACCCTGTAAAGATGTTATCGGCGGATTGAAGGCAATCTATTTCACTGACTTCGGTGATCTAGGTACTGCAACACTCACTGATGATGTAATTACGGATTTAACGGGAACTTTTACTGCTTTTAAATATGAACTCAAAGGAAATTCTAGCTTCGAGCAAGCTATTACTTCTTCAAGAGAAAATGGTACAACATTCTTTGACCAAACACTTACTTTGACACTGAAAAAATTGTCTAAAGAAGATAACAAAGAAATTAAACTTTTAGCATACGGAAGACCTCACGTAGCCGTTGAAGATTATAACGGAAATGTATTTGTTATGGGTCTTGAAAATGGCGCTGAAGTAACTGGTGGAACTATTGTCACTGGAGCTGCAATGGGCGACCTTTCAGGTTACACATTAACACTAAATGCACAGGAAAAACTTCCTGCAAACTTTGTTGATGCTCCAACTGCTGCTGATCCTTACGCTGGGATGAGTTCTGCAACTGTAACGGTAACAGTAGGAACAAATTCATAAAAGAATTATGTTTTCATAAATTAGAGGGCTTTATGCCCTCTTTTTTTTGTCTTATAAATAACAAAAACAATAAAATATTATTGTATATATATGATTATACTACAAGAAAGCGGATCAGCACAAAACATTGATTTCATACCACGTGAATATACAAGTGGTTCTTCTTATACTGTAAAGATTTTAAACGAATCAACAAACAAACAAGTATACAGCCAAGCAACTACAGAAATAACTCAAGAACTATATTACAATAGATACAACGCAGTATTTCCAGTAAAACAAGATATTTTTTACATACTAACAATTCTTTCTGGAACTGATGTAATATTTAAAGATAAAATATTTTGCACCAATCAAGTGGTTGCTGATTACACAGTAAACAACGGTGAGTATGTTTCAAACGACACAGATAATGAATTTATTTTCGCATAATGGATAATTTACACATAGTTAATTTAGCATCATACAATAGACCTAAGATTACGGAAGACAAAAAACGCAAGTGGATAAACTACGGCGAGGATAACGATTACTATTCTTATTTAATTGATTTATACACCAATTCAACGACTAATAACGCAATTATAAACGGAGTTAGTCAAATGATATACGGTAAAGGAGTAGATGCTTTAAACAGCAGTTACAAGCCAGATGAGTATGCAGCTTTAAGATCAATATTTAGCAATGAATGTTTAAGAAAGATTTCCTTAGATTTAAAACTACTAGGAGAAGCATCATTTCAAGTTCTTTACAAAGATGGTAAGGTTGTAAAATCAGAACACTTTCCAAGACAAACTTTGAGGGCTGAAAAATGTAATGAAGATGGAGATATTGAAGCTTATTATTATTTTCACGATTGGTCTAAATTAAAGCCAAGCGATAAGCCTCTAAGAATTGCTTCTTTTGGATTTGGTAACGGAAAAGAATCTGAAATAAAAATTATAAAAAGATACGTTTCTGGATACGATTATTATGCTCCTGTGGATTATCAAGGCGGTTTGGCATATGCTGAACTAGAAAACGAGATATCAGACTACCTTATTAATGATGTACAAAATGGGTTTTCGGGCACAAAAGTCGTTAATTTTAATAACGGTGTTCCAGATAGGGATAAACAACTTCAGATTAAGTCTGATGTGATGCACAAGCTATCAGGTGCAAGGGGTGAAAAGGTTATTATTGCTTTTAACAACAATGCAGAAAGCAAAACAACAATAGACGATGTTCCTTTAAACGATGCCCCTGCTCATTACGAATACCTTTCAAATGAATGTACTGGTAAGCTTATGGTTTCACACCGTATTACTTCGCCATTGCTTTTAGGTATTAGAGATGGAAATTCTGGACTAGGAAACAATGCAGATGAAATAAAAACTGCTTCACTACTATTTAACAACGTTACTATTAAACCATATCAGGATTTAATCACTGATGCAATGGATGATATACTAGCTGTTAATGGTATTAGCCTTAAATTGTATTTTAAGACCTCTCAGCCGCTTGAATTTATAGAAACCGATAATGCCATCACTGACGAAGCTAGGGAGCAGGAAACAGGTATTAAAATGTCTAAGGAAGAACAGTCGTTTGAAGATAACGAAATGTTTGAACTACTTGAAGAATTTGGCGAAGATGAAAATTTAGAAGAATGGGATTTAGTAGATGAAAGACCTGTTGATTATGACCAAGAAGAAGCTTTAGACAAAATGATTGGTTTAGCTTCTACAGGAAGTGCAAGATCAAATGCAAAAAGCAAGCAAGATGGCGAAAACAAAGAAGGAGTAAAATTTAGAGTTCGCTATCAATATGCACCATTAAGAACTCAATCTAATAGTAGAGAGTTTTGCAAGAAAATGGTATCAGCTAAAAAGATATACAGAAAAGAGGATATACAACAAATGAGCAAAAAGCCTGTAAATGCAGGTTGGGGTAAAGGTGGAGCAGCTACTTATGATCTTTGGTTTTACAAAGGCGGTGGTGCTTGTCACCATTTCTGGATGCGTAAAACATATATGGCAAAAGCCGAAGGTGTAACTCCTGATGTTGGAAATCCAAACGCTGAGGTAAGTGTAAATCAAGCTAAGAAAGAAGGTTTTAAACCTGAAACAAACGATAAAAAGGTAGCGACTAGACCAGTTGATATGCCAAATAAGGGATTTGTAAAAAAATAATATGGCACAAGGATTATTCATAACAAGAAAAGACTTAGTTAAATTTACATCGGTAAACGGTGGTGTAGATACAGACAAGTTTATTCAATATATAAAAATAGCACAAGATATTCACATTCAGAATTATCTAGGAAGCGATTTATTTAACAAAATAGAAGCAGACATTGAAGGTAGCACATTAGCTGGAGACTATTTAAGCCTTGTGACGGACTATATAAAGCCTATGCTGATACATTGGGCAATGGTTGAGTACTTACCCTTTGCAGCTTATACAATTGCAAATAAGGGCATCTATAAGCATAATAGCGAGAACTCACAAAACGTTGAAAAAGACGAAGTTGATTTCTTAATGGAAAAAGAAAGAAATATTGCTCAGTATTACACTGAAAGATTCATTGAATATATGAGCTTTAATGCATCAACTAAATTCCCAGAGTATTACACCAATGCAAATTCGGATGTATATCCTGACAAAGACGCAAGTTTTGAAGGATGGGTTTTATAAAGAGATCGTACAAACCAAAAGAGAAAAACGTTAAAAGGTTAATTCAATACCTTAAAAAAGAATATATAACAAAAAGCGAAAAAAATTATTGTTATAGTATAGATAAGACAAAAATATGAGTTTTGGAGCAATATATTCTATAAGTTGGTTTGGAAATACAAATTCTACTAATGGATGGGGAAATATTTATCCTATACAATAAAAAAACAATATGAATTTTGGAGTAATATATTGTGAAAGTTGGTTCGGTTTAAGAAATGCAGCAAATTCTTGGGGTAAGATTTACCCTGTTTGTGATGGTATTACAGGGGATTCAACATCAGTCACAGGGGATTCAACATTATACAGAGCAGATCAAACATAATATTAAAAAATAAATTAAATGAAAACTTTAACTAATAAACGTAACTAACTATGGCTAAGCAAGTTATAAATATAGGAACTACTGCCAACGATGGGACGGGCGATGCCTTAAGATCGGCATTCGATAAATGTAATAATAATTTTACTGAATTATACGATGACGATGGAGGAGACGTTAATTCAATAACCGCTACAGCACCAATTGTAAGAGATTCAGCAACTGGAAACGTAACTATTTCATTAGCAGACGATGGCATCACTTATGCAAAGCTAGGAACTGAATTTACAACTTCGGCAGCAGTTGCAGCTTTGGCTATAGACTTTTCTTCTGCTCAAGTATTTACTAAAACAATAACATCAGATTCTACATTTACTTTTAC